TTTTTCTACAGTAGCTGTTACTCCTGCTGTGTCTACAGGAGCTTTTACTCTTTTTAACACCACTGTAGGGTCTGTAGGGTCTCTCCAAACTAACTCATTCTGACGCGTATCTTCATTAAATTCTTCATTAGGTTTAATAGCAGCGCCTGATTTTGTTTTTGGCCCTTGTATAAATTTACCTGTACTAGGTATATATACACTATTACCAACTACTGCGTAATCTTTTTCTCCTCTGCCTATTGATTTAATTTCAGCAATACTAATACCTTTCTCAGCTAACTTAACTAATTCAGGTTTATCTGGAAACATAGTTTCTACATAACTGACATTTGCTTCTTTTTGAGTTTCTTTTTGTACCTGCTCTTTCAACTGCTGAACCTGCGCCGCAGTCTGTGCAGCCGCCGCTGTATTACCTTGTGCCTGTTGTACTCTAGCCAGCTTAGTTAGGTCTGCTATACGAGTAGCTGTGTCTTTAGCTACACCTGCTTTATCTGTAGGGCTGCTTAGTTCAAACATAGCACCCTGTATCCTCTCCTGCGTAGAAGGCTCACCACCACGCGCTAAGCGGCCTAGACCTTGCTGTAGACCTCTGCCTCTAGCTGCCATAAACTCGCCATAAAAGTTAGGAGAGCCAGGCACAGCTTGTTGTACAGGCTGCTGTGTGCTGCTGATGCCTGTTAATAATCCTGCAATATCCCTAGCCATTAGCCCTTACCCCCAAATAGTCTTCCAAAAAACCCACCTACATCATCATATAGACTGCCCAAGTTACCGAACAGACCACTGCCTTGTGCTAATTTAATGCCTAGCTCTTTAGCCTGCAACTGCTCGGCATACGTAGGCTGTTGACCCAGTAGACCGCCCAGTAGTTGCTGCTGTTGAGCAAGGCGTAGCTGGTTAGCTAGGTTCTCGTAGTTCAAACCAGTCTCTAAACCAACTCTTCCTACTTGTGACTGTAGCTCAGCACCAGTCCTACGACCAATGTCAGCAAAGCCAGCAGGTACTTGACTAGTAGCAAGAAGATTAAGAGCTTCTCTCTGAGGAGTATAACCAGAACTCAGTAGTCCTGTAGCACCTGCTAGAGCCTGCTGCTGCTCTGCTAGTGCTTGCTGCCTAGCTCCTACATTAGCTCGTGCCATAGCTTCCTGACGAGCAGTCTCTTGTGCCAGTAGCTCAGGAGAAGAACCACCGTAAGCAGCAGAGCCTAAGCCTAGACGACCTTGTGATAACATACGCTCTTCTAGTGCTAGACGTTGACGTTCCTCTTCAGGACGCTGTGTAGCTCTTATTTGCTCGAATATAGCCGCTTGCTGTGCTGCTGGGTCTTGACCTACCTGTCCAAATAAACCTGCTGCTTGGCCCTGTAGCTGCGCCTGTAGAGCTTGTTGCTCTGGTGACAAGTTTATAGCAAACCCACCAGTAGGGTCTGTAGCAATGTTAGCTAGACCACTTGTAACAGTGTATGGCTTAAACTCTGCGCCTGCACGGCCTTGCTCTGCTAAAGCTGTTGCTCTTTCTTGGGCTTGACGACCTAGAGCTTGTACATCTCCTATGGCTTCTCTGCCTAAGAAATACTCACCACCTGCGCGTAGTGCTTGGTTAACACCAGGATTTCTTAAGAAATCAAATATACCGCCAAAAATACTTCCAGCTGCTCCTTCTTCGCTTGTTGTTCCGCCACTCATATCACTCATTAGTAAGAACCTCCAGTAATTGTACCAGCCGTTAATGTACCTGACACATCTAAGGTTACAGCGGTAGTTGTTCCAGTTAGCGTAGCATTAGCTGAATCAGCCTTAGTAGCACTCGCTATCTGTATGTTGTTAAACTCAGTGTCGATCTCTGTACCTCTCACAATCTTCGCAGCATTGCCTGAAGGGAGAGAATCCTTTGTAGCAAAGTTAGTTGTCTTAGTGTAATTAGACATTTAGATAAGTCTCCCTAGTAGAGCATGTATGTCGATTTTTTGAATTGAGAATGGAGCACCGTTGACCTCTGCTTCTATGCCAATGGTTACTACCTCACCGCTACCGCTGGTGTTAACCTTTGGAGTGTTGATGAGGATAGAAGAGGTGTACTCGCCTGTGGTATTGTACTCAGCTATGCCATACTCAGCAATGTTAGCAGAGCCAAATGTAAAGGCTTGCTTAGTATAGTTAGCTGTGTAGTCATAGCCCCAGTTAAGTGTAGTAGGCGTGTTCTGACCACCAATGATAGTCAAGTTAAACTTCTTTAGGAACTTCAGATTAGAGGTGTTACCAAAGTCCATAGGGTTACTGAAGTAACGCATCTCGTACTTGTTAGCACCGTCTATGTAGCCTGTGTACTTAACAATACCTGAAGAGATGCCTATGTATATCTCACCATCTTCCAGTACAGCAAAGGACAGAGGATACATACCTGACCATGTAGTAGCCCTGTGTGAACCATCCTCTAAAGACCTACGCATGTCAAAGCAGTACACAGTGTTGCTGTCAGGTAGTGTTAACAGGTAGAAGGCTTCTTCAGAGCTGTACAGTGACTTGATGGGGTTAGTCTGGAGCTGCACCAAGTTTATTAAGTCAGTGCGTACATTCTTACTAATGTCACGCATAGGCATGGACTTCTCTTGTATAGTCCTACCAAAGCTACGTACACCTGTCTCAGACAAGAAGATGATGTCAGTGCCTGTGTGCTGTACTGAGTCACGAGCTATGCAACCAACCCCTTCTATGGTGTCTGTAAGCGTCATAGAGGCTGGAGAGGAGGCTCCTGAGTACACCAGTATAGACTTCTTGCCAAAGATGATTAGGAAGCCATTGTGGGCCGCTAGAGCCGTTATCTCGTCAAAGCCTGTAGGCCATACAGTAGTAACGTCTAACGAGCCTGATGTGCCTCCTGTCCAGTGATGACCATTAAGTAGATCAGACCAGTAGACAGTGTGCTTGTTACCTGTAATGTCTGCTGCCCAAAGACGTCCATATGCTGCTAAAACTTCGTTAGCCTCTGGTGGTGTACCTGTTGCGTGAGAGTGTGCTGAATGTTCTTCCAGTACAAACGAACCATCGTGGTCTGTACCTAGCACGTACTCGTGGTCTCTTTGGAACAAGTAAACATGATTATTTAATGTTACTGTCTTCCAGTTGTTAGCTGTAGGCGTGTACCCAGCAGGAGTAGCGTCTGTTAACGTGGTAGTTCCTGTAAAGATTTTATTGTTACCTGCTGACAGTACAACCTTATCGCCAGAGTTATCAATAAACTCGTATACAGTCTCTATACCACGACTAGTACCTAGTACAGAAGAGCCATTAGTAGAAACTTCTACCCAGCCCTTACGCGCACCAATACGACCTAGCTGATCAATAACACAGTTGTCTGCAACAGCAGCAAACGAGGGATCAACACCAATAGGTGAGTCCTGTGTGTTTAGACCAAAAAAGCCTGGAGCAGCTACTGTAATGTTCTGTAGTTGTTGTGCCATTAAGAATACCAGATAGTTTCTTCAGGATGTTGTGACGCGTCAATAGCAATAGCGTCAGACAATGTTCTGTCAGCAAGTCCAAACAACTCTGCTGCGCTTGTACCTCCAGTCTCACCACGCTCTCTAGCACCCAGTGCTGTAGCAATCTGCACAACAGGTGATGAAGGCACTGCCAGAGTTTCTGTGTCTTCTGTGAAGTCTGCTGTACGCAGCACCACATTAAACCGTAGCTGATACACACCGTCAGGCTTAGGATAGATGTCTACAGCGTTGTCACCAGCAGCGTTAACACCGTTGAAGCTGTAGAACTGTGGAGAGCCTAGAGGTGGTGTCTCAATTAAGAAAGCGTTGTCCATCCAGCGAGAAGGACGGTACTGCATGAAGAAGTCTGAGGTGTCGTTAATAACGTCCAGCAGCTTCATTCTGTTCTGTGAACCAGTCAACACATAGTTAAAGGTTGTGTCGTCTGTGGTTACAGTCAGTGTAGTACGCAGAGCTGTCCAGTCGTAGGAGTCTTCTACAGAGCGTTTAGCGTCATTAACAAACTCTCCAATAAGTTTAGAGTAGCTGTTCTGAGAAACTGATGTTACTTCGTCTTCTCTGAGTCTACGCAATACGCTGTTTACGAGTTGTAAGTATGTCATTACAATGAAACCTTCTGTGACTCTAGCCACTGTTGTAGTATTTCTTCTTGAGTTAATTGTCGTGGTGGTATGTTAATTTCTAAGCCACTCTCGTTTGTTAGCATACGTGGCTGTGTAAACTGCTGTAGAGGCTGTTGCTGCTGATACTGATAAGGCATAAGCTCTGGTACAGGTGCTAGGCTAAACGGTACAAGCTTTTGTGTAGAGCCTACTTGTGTTTCTATCTTCAGCATGTCTCCAAATAGAAAGTCTGTGGTACGTGTGGCTGCTTTTCCTCTAATTCCTTGCTCTCCTTGCTCACCTTGCTCTCCTTGCTCTCCTTGCTCTCCTTGCTCTCCTTGCTCTCCATCTATACCATCTATTCCATCTATGCCATCTATTCCATCTATTCCATCTATGCCATCTATTCCATCTATTCCATCTATGCCATCTATGCCATCTATGCCATCTATTCCATCTATTCCATCTATTCCATCTATTCCATCTATTCCATCTATACCATCTATTCCATCTATGCCATCTATTCCATCTATTCCATCTATGCCATCTATTCCATCTATTCCATCTATGCCAT